AGTTAGGAATCACTCAGAGTATATTAGATGGTACTGCTGACGATAAAACAATGCTCAATTATTACAACCGAACAATTGAACCTATTCTCTCGGCTATTGTTGATGAAATGAAACGAAAGTTTCTAACTAAAACAGCTCGATCACAATTACAGTCGATTTCATTCTTTAGAGATCCGTTCAAGCTTGTTCCAGTTAGCGACATTTCAGAAATTGCAGATAAATTTACACGCAACGAGATTATGACCTCGAATGAGATTAGACAGATTATTGGAATGAAGCCATCGGATGACCCTAAAGCTGATGAACTTAGGAATAAGAATCTGAGTCAACCTAATGATGATCAGGTCTACCCATCAAATGATGCGACTGAAGAAAAGATCGAGATGTTAAATAATGAATTAAAGGAAGGTTAATAATATGAGAAACGAAGTTTATGCTAGTTATCACGAAAAATTTGTTAAAAATACAATTATATATGCGTCGTTGGATACTAATTTATTGTATTTTTCAAAAGACATGACCCCTAAAGATTTAGTGTCTAAAAAAGAACTTAAAAACCTATTCGAAAAAGGCTTGATAATCGACGACGGCCGCAATCTTTACAAACCGGTCAAACTATCAAAAAATCCAGAGACAAACGAATACAACGTTGTTGTTTATGATGAAACTGGATCTTATGTCTTTTCTTCAGAAGATGGCGAAGTATTCCCATTGTCTCCAACTTATAACGCAGATACAAGAGTTATAACTATACCAGATCAAGACGGAGTGTTGTATTTTAAGGATTCTTCAGAGACCCCTCTGGTTCCTGGCGTCCAAACAGCATTAGCAATTGGGGTCGAAAGTGTTACTATTACGGCTAAACCAGCTGAAGGTTATAAATTTGACCCCGAATCCGTATTTGTGTGGGAATTCGACACAAGAATAGAAGTAACACCTGCTGCGCCTACTTTTAACAATTCTACCGGAATTATAACAATTCCTTTGGAAACCGGATGCATTTATAAAATAGGCGATCTAGTTATGCAATCCGGTCCACAAGATCCAATAGCTAAAGACACGGAAGTTGTTGTTACCGTTACTCCAGATGAAGGTTATAAATTCTCAGCTGGGTCTGTAACACAATGGACGTTCGAATGGACAAATTAATTTATAAAGGAGGAAAATTCAAAATGAAGACGTATGATTTCAGCGGCTGGGCTACCCGTAACAATCTTAGATGCTCTGATGGAAGAACTATCATGAAAGACGCATTTAAACATAATGACGGGCAGACGGTTCCTCTTGTATGGAATCACCAGCACAACGATCCTCTAAACGTTCTTGGGCACGCTTTGCTTGAGAATCGCGACGAGGGTGTCTATGCGTATTGCAAATTTAATGAAACAGAATCTGGGAAAAACGCAAAGCTTTTAGTTGAGCATGGGGATGTATCAGCTCTTTCCATTTATGCAAATCGGTTGAGGCAGCAGGGCTCTAATGTTATACATGGAGATATTCGTGAGGTTAGTCTTGTTTTGGCAGGAGCAAATCCCGGGGCATTTATTGATTCTGTCATAAGACATGGCGAAGAGTCTGATGATGAAGCTATTATCTATACTGGTGAAGATATTTATCTATGTCATGCCGATGAAAAATCCGAAGACGAGGAAACCATTGCCGACGTCTTCAATACCCTTACCGAAAAACAGAAAATGGTAGTTTATGCAATAATCGGACAGGCTCTTGAAGAAAAAGGAGAGTCTGAAGATGATGATAATAATGATTCTATAAGACATAGCAAAGAGTCTGATGATGAAACTGTTGCTGACGTATTCAACACTCTTACCGAAAAACAGAAAATGGTAGTTTATGCGTTGATTGGACAGGCGCTTGAAGGAACCAATACATCTGAAGAAGATGATGATAATGATAATGATTCTAAAGGAGGAAATAAAACTATGAAACATAATGTATTTGATAATGAAGATGTTAAGTATGATGTTCTAAGCCATTCCGATATGGAAGCGATCTTTGCCGATGCTAAGCGTTACGGAAGTCTTAAAGACAGTGTTCTCGCACATGGTATCGAGCATATTGACTATCTGTTCCCGGATGCAAAAACAGTTACAAATACCCCTCAGTTCATTCAGAGGGATATGGGATGGGTTCAGAAGGTTATGAACTCCGTTCATCACACTCCCTTCTCCCGTATCAAGTCTGTTCTGGCTGATATTACAGAGGATGATGCCAGGGCTAAAGGTTACATCAAGGGTAATCTCAAGAAGGATGAAGTATTCACTCTGCTGAAGCGTACAACCACTCCGACTACCATCTATAAGAAACAGAAGCTGGATCGCGATGATGTAGTTGATATCACAGATTTTGATGTTGTGGCATGGCTTAAGTCCGAGATGCGTATGATGCTGGATGAGGAAATTGCCAGAGCCATTCTTGTTGGCGACGGCCGTCTTAGCTCTTCAGATGACAAGATTAACGAGCAGAACATTCGTCCTATTTGGAAGGATGATGATCTGTATACCATTAAGGCTCCTGTAACCGTGGCGGCGAACGCAACCGCTGACCAGAAGGCAAAAGCATTCATTCGCGCAGCCATTAAATCCCGCAAGAACTACAAGGGTTCCGGCGAGCCAACCCTGTATACCACTGAGGATGTTCTTACCGATTGTCTGCTTCTGGAAGACTCCACTGGTCGAGTTATATACGATTCCGTTTCTAAGTTGGCTACAGCTCTTCGTGTGAAGGAGATAGTTACAGTTCCTGTAATGGAAAATCTCAGCAGAGTCGACAATGGTGTTACATATAATCTTATGGGTATTATTGTCAACTTGTCCGATTACAATGTCGGTGCTGATAAAGGTGGAGCCGTTAACATGTTCGATGATTTCGATATCGACTACAATGCTCAAAAGTACCTTATTGAGACTCGCTGCTCTGGTGCTTTGATTAAGCCTTACTCTGCTATCGCATTGGAACTCACAGTCGAGGAAGTGGCCCAAGGTTAAAATCTATTTAACCAACTAACATTCGAAGGTTAATTAACAAAGGAGGAGAATTCAAAATGGCGAAATGGTACGGAGTAATTGGTTATGCTAAAACAGTGGAAACGAAGCCTGGCGTATGGAAAGAGCAAATAACTGAGAGAACATACTATGGAGATCTTGTTCGAAATACTCGTAATCTTCAAACGGCTGATCAACTCAACGACAACATCAATGTTGCAAATGAGATTAGCATTATATCCGATCCATTTGCCAATCAGAATTTTCATTCGATGCGATACGTTGAGTTTATGGGTGCTAAATGGAAAATTACAAATGTTGAAGTTCAGTACCCAAGACTAATACTGACTATAGGGGGTGTATATAATGTCCAGTAGGCTAGAACTACAGACTTTGCTAGAGGAATTACTCGGAAGTCGAAATGTATATTTTCAACCCCCTGAGTCAGTAAAGATGAAATACCCCGCCATTGTTTACGGTCTCGATAATATTGAGAACTCGTTTGCAGATGACGTGGTTTATTCATCTAAGAAAAAATATTTGGTAACCGTTATCGATGATGATCCAGATAGTCTGATAGTGGATAAGGTCGCAGCTTTACCTACTTGTCGATTTAATCGGAATTTTCAATCGGACAATCTAAATCATAATGTTTTCATTCTATATTTTTGATTGAAGGAGGATAAAAAATATGTCTAAACTTGTTTGGGATAAAATTGGAGAACGTTTTTACGAAACCGGTGTTAAAAAGGGAGTTCTTTATCCTCAGGGGGAAGGAGGTACTTATCTGAAAGGCGTTGCCTGGAATGGTCTTATATCCGTTACCGAAAGTCCTTCCGGCGCTGAGCCAACGCCTATATATGCTGATAATATCAAGTATCTTAATCTCATGTCTGCCGAGGAGTTCGGTGCCACTATCGAAGCTTATACCTATCCTGATGAATTTGCTCAGTGCGATGGGTCTGCCGAGGTTGCAACAGGTGTTATGATTGGACAGCAGTCCCGTAAACCCTTTGGTCTTTCTTATGTTACCACTCTCGGCAACGATGTTAAGGGTGATGATTACGGCTATAAGCTTCACATCATTTATGGCGCGCTTGCAGCTCCTTCAGAGAAGGATTATTCCACTATCAATGATAGTCCAGAAGCTATCACTTTCTCTTGGGAAGTTACCACCACTCCTGTTTCCGTGACTGGTTATAAACCAACTGCTTCCATCACAATCGATTCTACCAAGGTCGACGCTGCTAAACTGGCAGCTTTGGAAGAAATTCTGTATGGTAAAGATCCGTCAACTCCTGAAGGTACCGACGGGGTCGATCCGAGACTTCCTCTGCCTGACGAGATCATTACTTTGATGTCCTCTGCTGCGGGCTAATATTGTTCATAATTAAACTTATTTTGGGAGTCGTATTCAGGATTATCGGCTGGCGGCTCCCATATTTTATTATTATTCGAAAGGAGAATAATTATCATGTTAAAAAAAACCATTACTTATACCGATTATAACGGTTCTGAACGTACTGAAGACTTCTACTTTAATCTTTCCAAGGCTGAGCTCATGGAAATGGAAATGAGTACAGCAGGTGGTTTGGCTGAAACGATTCAGAAGATTGTTGCTGCTCAGGACGCCCCGGCAATTATTAAGATTTTCAAAGAGCTGATACTTAAAGCATATGGAGAAAAGAGCCCGGATGGTAAGAGGTTTATTAAATCGGATGAGATCTCGACGGCATTTTCTCAGACTGAGGCATACTCTAAACTGTTCATGGAATTAGCCACAGATGCCGATGCTGCGGCTAAGTTTGTGAATGGTATTATTCCGGCAGATTCAGGTAATATAACTAAGTAAAATATCGGAGGGTTGAGGAATGCTTCAAATTACGATACCAGCCGTTGAACTATGGGACGAGCGGAAACAGGAATTCGTTACCACAAAAGAGCAGACATTACAACTGGAGCATTCCCTCGTCTCTCTTTCAAAATGGGAATCCAAATGGTGTAAACCATTTCTAACAAAACAAGAAAAAACCTTTGAAGAAACTTTAGATTATATAAAATGCATGACAATCACACAAAACGTGGATCCAGAAGTTTACAATCATCTTACAAATGAAAACATTGAAGAGATTAACAAGTATATAGAAGCTCCAATGACGGCAACTTATTTTTCAGATGATAAAACAGCAAAATCAAGCAGGGAACAGATAACGGCAGAGCTTATCTATTATTGGATGATCGCGTTAAATATACCATTTGAGTGCCAAAAATGGCATCTTAACCGTCTTCTTACTTTAATTAAAGTTTGCAATATTAAAAATCAGCCTCCAAAAAAGAGAAGCAGAAAAGAAATTATGAGCAGAAACGCTGCTTTGAATGCTGCTCGTAGAAAACAATTGAACACAAGGGGATGAGGCGATGAACAACAAACAACAAAAACACTATAAAGCGTGGCTTACAACCTTTACAAAAAAAGCAGTTGCAGTAATTCTTATTATCTCATTAATAGATTTACAGCTATCATACGTACTTGCTTTTATGGGTAAAGAGCAAATTGCAGAATCACTTTCTAGCACCATCGCCAATACCATCATCGGAGTAATGCTTGGATATTTCTTAAAAGCTCTTTTCGAAACATTCTTTGAAGAACGTGAAAAGAGATTAAATAAAAAACTCGAACAAAACCGGGAGGAATAATCATGAGTAATAGCCCTTTGGTTAGTTATACCAAAATTAGTCCAAACAAGACCAGCCCTAGAAACCATAAAATTGACACTATTACAATTCATTGTGTTGTCGGTCAATGCTCAGTGGAGACTCTTGGTGATATTTTCGCATCTGCTTCTCGTAAGGCATCTTCTAATTATGGTATTGGATCTGACGGTCGGATCGGAATGTACGTAGAGGAGAAAGACCGTTCATGGTGCTCTTCTAACGCTGCTAATGATCACCGAGCAATTACAATAGAGTGTGCCAGCGATAAAACTCACCCTTATGCTATCAATGATAAAGTTTATAAGGCTTTAATAGAACTGTTAGTTGATATTTGTAAACGAAATGGTATTCCAGAACTTAAGTGGAAAGCTGATAAATCTTTAATCGGCCAGCCAGATAAACAGAACATGACTGTTCATCGATGGTTTGCCAATAAGTCTTGTCCTGGTGATTATATTTATAATCGTCTAGGACAAATTGCATCCGAAGTAAATGCAAAGTTAAATAGCGGCTCCTCTAATGTTAACCCTGAAATTTTATATAGAGTTCAGACAGGGGCATTTAGTAATAAAGCAAATGCCGACGCTATGTTGGCCAAAGTCAAAGCCGCTGGATTTGATACTTATATGGTAAAGGTAGACAATCTCTACAAAATTCAGGTTGGCGCCTTTAGTGAAAAAACAAACGCAGATGCTATGGCCGCTAAACTTAAAGCAGCTGGCTTTGATACTTACATTACCACGAAAAGTGGAACTGGCGTGACTTCATCTTCGAAGAAAAGCATCGATGAAATTGCCCGCGAAGTCATTCAGGGTTTATGGGGCAATGGTCAGGACCGAAAGGACCGTATCACTAAAGCTGGCTATGATTACAGTGCCGTACAGAAGAGAGTAAACGAACTTTTGTAATTAGGAGGTTAAAAATGATAAGTTTCAGACAAAAGGGCGACTTCTCTAAACTGACACGTTTCTTGGAAAAAGCAAAAGAAGCCGTTCGTCTTGGAGATCTTGACAAGTATGGTAGAGAGGGAGTAGCCGCCCTTTCGTCTGCAACACCTATCGACTCCGGACAAACTGCTAATTCTTGGTACTACAAGATTATACATAAGAACGGGTCAGTTTCAATCACTTTTTACAATTCAAATATTCAAAATGGAGTTCCTATAGCAATTATTTTGCAATATGGACATGGAACTCGAAATGGTGGCTGGGTACA